ATGAAGAAAACCACAAACGCTCAAACTGAGCATAGCAAGAAATTGCGAGGCAAAACCGCCAACGCACACAACTCAAGAATGCTTAAGGAGGGTTCGAAAAAGCACTTGAGATATCAGGGTTCGGCTGAGGAAGTCGATACTACTAGAGAGCGCATGAATCGCTTTCGTGACGAAAAAAACATGACTGGCATCGAGGCGATTAATTGCCTTTTGGATTTTTATTACGAGCAAAATAAGATTTAAATAATAAATGCTTGACTTATTATAGTATATACACTATAATAAAGTTAATGAGTTAAACAGCATTTAGGAGCGAAAGATGAACAGAAACAGAGCATGTGGAGGAATATACGCAACAATGGGCTTGTCTCGGTATGAGGCAGCTTGCATAATTCAAGGCGAGGCTGAGCGGTTCGCTACTCTACTAAGAGAGCATGGATTTAAAGTAAGCATTGAGCATAGCGGCAGCGCCGCAGGACCATCAAGTTATCTGAGCGTATATGACCCTGATGGTAATTTCAACCTAGCACTCCCTTACCGAGTTTCAAATCACTTTAAAGGGATCAACAGAATGCACGAAGTCCATGATGTAGCTGGTGATGAGGACTTCAATCAAGAATTGGATCGACTATTAAATTTTCGTAAAGAAAAGCAAAAAGAGCCGGGCTACGTGCCTTTAGAAGAAAGAAGGAAACAATGGGCGTTAGAAAGAGCGTTAGCTGAGCAAGCTGAAGAAGATGCTAAGAGACAAAGAATTATAGACGCCATTAAGCTTAAGGAAAGATTTTTGGCTGGTGAGAAATTACCTTATAAATTAAGGAAAGAAGTCCAACGACTGGACTACCAAGTCGGCAAAGGATGGATTAAACTTGAAGATTACCAATCTTAATTAGCGGTGAAGCATGAAAGAATTAAGAGAATCATTAGGCTTATCAACTGAATGGCTTGCTAAGCATGCCGGCTTAAGCATAAATGAAATTCAACAAATTGAGTCAGGCGAAAAGGCAGCCCCACAAGTTGTCATTGATTTGCTCAAACAAATTGATGGCATGATTGATAACTCTGTTAACCAAGCCACTGAACAAATTGCAGAGGCGGAAAGATTAACCGGCACTTTACCGGAACAACTAGACTTGGTTAGGTATAACGATGACGTTGATTTATGGCACTATCAGCCTGAATTCAAGCCATTGCCGGCTACTTGCCATGCAGCGTTAATTAATCGCTTGATGGATAAAATTAAGCACCTACACATACCTATCCACTTGGTGTGGTTGCGTCCGCACGAATACGAAACTTGGCTTAATGGACGAGAGGATAGCCAAAAGATGCGGGCTATGTGGGCAAGTGAGCAAGAGTTATAATAGTTTACTTCCACAACCCCACCACCGCCTCATGCTTGACTTTGCACTCATAATACCTAGTCACCGCATCCGCTAACGCTACGGCCACATCATCAAAGTGATTGCCTGCTGGCGGTTGCGGGTCAGTGCAAGACATTAAATTACCGGGTAAAGGCGGGCGTGTATAGCTTGTATATGTGCTGCATGCGCTCAGAGTCAGCATAGCAGTCAAACTCAGCAAGATTTTTGTAGTTCTGACTAAACTCATCGTGACGTACTCCGATTTGTATTAATGATGTTTGCGCAACGCTGGACGCTCTTAATAGCTCATCAGCGGCTGTTTTATAGCTCTCAAGTTCAGCCACATACTGCGCTTCCTTGGCGGCCGAATGCCCAGCCCTAAATTGCAGTTGGCCATAGCCGTAAATGGCCGCACCCAAAGCCACGGCCACACCGAAGCCGATTACATACCTTTTAAGCATAATGCCCTCTCTGCCAATCGGCGGTTATATAATCCACGCACAAACTTGGTACCAACATACGACCAAACAGGCCGACCAGTAGCGCTGTGAGCAATGGCATCGCACCCTGCTCTGATGTCACCGGCATTGATGAGCCGCACAGCACGGCTTTTGCACGTGTTATTAACACCGACATTGTGAGCGTGGCTAGTGAGCGCATCAAAGACGTTCTGCGTAATAGCTTCATTCGTCAAGCATTCAGCCAGCTTCATTTGCGTTTGCACAGTGACGTGCGTCTCGACTTCTTCGCACTTCTCAGGCGACCAACGCTCTCCGATAACTACAGGATAAGGACTGGTCCATTTAGTAATACCTTTGCACACAGTCGGCAATCCACCAGCTAACTTATCGGCGTAAACGACATACTCGCCCTCGCCTTCCCATTTGCCGAGAAATGACATTAAAAAAGGCGATGCTAATGCAATCGCCCCTGACACAACTAATGCTACTATTCCGTTACGGTTTTTCATCGCTCCACCCACTTTTAATTTTTAACGTAAACTGATGCAGCTCTTCCTCTCTCTTATTTTTTCTCCATGAAAAGTAAACATTTGTTATCAATCCTGCCACAGCAACAAGCACACTAATTAGTCCGACCCAGTTGATTGAGCCAACCCAACTTAAAAAGCCCACCGCCCCCGCTCCTATTGTTGTGCTAGAAGACAAAGATACGGCCGCTGAGTCAGGAATCTGATTCACGTAGTCACGTATACGCATATACTTCCTTTGGGGCATAGCGCCTCCTTTAAATAGCCAATAAAAAAGCCCTCTTTCGAGAGCCTACAATTTCATAATGAAACAAAGTGCATAGTATTTAGCGATGACTTCGCTACCGCTACCAGCCGCTGCCGTTGAGCCGCTGATGGTATGCGTATGTGCTCCTGCTGATGTGACCGATACAGTGTGAGTATGTGCGCCACCACTAGCTACAGATACGGTATGGCTATGATCTCCTGCCGAAGCTGCTGTACCACTTACTGAGTGTGTATGTGCACCTGCTGTTGAAGTGTTTGCATCGGTGGCCTTATAATTTTCAGTGGTGGTTGATATATAACGGCCAAACCCGCCACGAGTGGCAATCCTATAGGTATGGCTATGGTCACCAGCACTAGCTGCGGTACCCGTAACCTCATGAGTATGCGCTCCCGCTGAGTTAGTGGACGCCGAGTGTGAGTGACCTCCTGCACTAGCTGCTGTTCCTGTATGAGTGTGAGCCCCGGCACCAGATGTCGCTAATGAACCTGCACCGTGACTGTGGGAGGGTATAGAACCATTACCAGTATTGCCCGGGTTATATGAACCGCCAGCTCCAATAATAAATCGACCACGTAAGTCAGGCGTCCCATTAGAGCCATTACAGAGCGCCCATCCGCTAGGTATTTTATCCACAGAACCTGACCACATGACGACCATGCCCTTCATGTAGCCGCCAATATCTACGCTTTTAACTAAGTCTGCAACTTCTTCAATTGCCTCTTGCACATTTTTACTGAGCAAGTTTGCAGCTGGCTCAAAACTCGTGCCCTCTGCTGTCTCAGCTTTCTTTAACGCCAAATCGCGCTTCATGATTGTAGCGTGAGCACGCAGAATATCGTCAAGCGTGCCGCCCACGTTATCGCCACCTTGCGGCACGTTATTAGTTGCGATAACTGATAAATCGTCTATACTTTCAGGTATCATTTTGTAATCCTTAAAAAAAAAACCACTCGGTTAGGAGTGGTCAAAAGAGGTGTTAATTATGTACTATGATGATGAAGAGGATAGAAAAAGAGCAGATAGAGAATTAGATTTGATTTATCAGAAAGCGGCCTACGAAAAAGGATTCTCTCGAGGCGTATGGACTACTGCCATTTTTTGCTTTGCCATGTATCTAATTTCTAAATATTTCTAATCAAGCAACGAAGCCCCCATAAGTGCTGGCATTGGGTTTAACGGTGGTCGTGCCATCGCGGGCTGTTGCATATGCGCACCTCTTACTAATTGCTCTACCAATCTTGCATTGCGTAATGTTAAGGCCTCTGCAAGCTTATAAATTTATTGGAGTGTTGTTATGAGTTCATATCAAAAAGGATTTTCACACGGTGTTTTAGCTATTTCCGTTTTCTTGCTAATCTACCATTCTTTTTTTCCTTATTGCTCATGATCCAATAGGCTAGCACCCCATATCGCACCCATCGGGTTATATGGCGTATTAGGTAATGCTCTCAAATAATCACCTCTTGCGATTGCTTCTGCGAGCTGTGCGTTGCGTAGCGTTAGAAAGTCAGCTGCGTTAGCACCCAAAATTCCTAATCCGCTAGAGCCTGCCATTGCAATCGTCCCCATTTGAGGGCCGCCTATCGAGTTGCCAATCATGTAAGGTACGCCAGCGCCACCAATTAAGCTAACAACACCTTTTGGCGCAAGCTTACCTACTCTACGTGCGGCGTTTATCGTTACCGTTCCGTCTACAACCCTTCTAATAGCGTCTTGTTCTTCCTTACTCCAGCCGCGAGCACTTGGCTTGTTTTTAACGATGTTATCTAGCAAGCCCCGGTACTGTTTACGCAACGCATTATCCATACCTGACTGTACATAGTTCGATTGTGCTTTATTCGCCGCCAACTCTCGTAGTTGCTCTAATTCGCTCGCTTTCATGTGTCGCCGATAGATGGATCGCGCTTCAGACAATTCAGGCGCAAAGGGCGCGACAAAGTCGTCAAACTTAGCTAACATCATCGTGCCGATACGTTTTTCTGGTGGGTCAATTGAGCCTGCTGCATCCTGAAGTCGTCTCCGTACTGTTTGCATCTGCTTAACCGTCATCGATTCGCCTGCGAAGTCATCAATCAACTTAACCGCACCGCTTGCCTTGCCGTAACTAGTATCTAGAACTCCTTTTGATGTGATTATGCCATTATCAGATAATAAGCCTCTAATTTCTTGCTGAAGATTTTTTGTGTCACTTGGCTGTGCTGTTATTCCTCGCTCATCAGCTAATTTATATAGCCTACTTGCCCTTTCTTTAAGCGCCTCAGTCGCATCATTTCGTATTTTTTGCCGTGGTGGCTTACTTATCTGATGAGTGGCGCTACTTGCTAATAACCCACCACCTAAAGCGGCCACCGTTTGACCAACAGGGCCAAAGCCCATCTCTCTAGCGGTGCCACCAGCCAAACCAGAGCCAATCGCCCCAGCAATCTGTTGGCCGGGATTGGCGGACAAAAGGCCCATGACACCTTTCGTTGCTCCTGATGTCATTTGCGAAGCTTTGCCGGTCAATCCGGCAAGTCCACCCGTGCTAGCCATTAAACCAACAACGTCCTCAGAGATGCGCTCATTTGCACTCTCGGGCTTAACATAACCCACCGTATCTAATGCATCTGACATTTTAAGTGGCTTTCCACCTGCCACTTCGATAAATGGGTTTATCATCATTTCAGGCAGAGCCGACAAACCTTGCAATGCGTACCTACCTGTCAAGGCGGCTTGTCGGCCTACTTGCCTACCAAGCTCACCAAGTCTTAAGTGCCGTTGTGTGGTCTGCGCCTCTTGAGGCTCAACCAAGCCCTCGGCTTTGAGCATCGCTAATAACTCTTCATCACTCAACTTGGTCAAATCAATGGTGTCGCTAGGCTCCTCTTCTTCCTCGTCCTCATAAGTGTCATATAGTGCCGCCAATAACTCTTCATCACTTAGCTTAGTTAAGTCAGTGACGTCACCGCCAACTTCTGACGCATGAGCAGCTGGGAAAACTGAATTAGCGATACGCTCAACCATGTTAGGCTTTGCTTGCTGCCCACCTACTCGACTAGCTACTTGATTGGCGTATTTAGCGCCCTCGCCGTAACCTGCCAGCCCACCTTTTAAACTGCCGGACTGACGGCTTCTGGCTTGCAAGTAATCTGACGCAAAGCGGATCTGCTCAGGTAAGCTTTTATTTTGCAGTGGTTTGACGCCGTACCCTGGATCTCTTGCTGTTGACTCTAAGATGCCAAACGGCCCAAAAGCTGTAGATACTTTTCCCGTGTGCGGGGCAATGCGCTTACCTTGTGCGTTCGGTTGGTAGTGATATGCGGTCGGGTCAGACAAATACTTACCCAACTGTCCGCCTATCTCTTGTTGCATAACGGATAATAATGTTCCGTCAGGTCTGCCATGACGCTTATCTTCAGCGGACAGCATAGCCACTAAATCTGATGGTACATTTTTCATACGGTTGTTCCTCTTATTTACTTAACCAGCCCTCGTCGGCGCGCCTCTTCTTGAAGCAGGTTTTTTGAACCAGTTTTCGTTTTTTTAATTGGATTACCAGATTCATCAAACGACAATTCATATCGTTTGACTAATGGCGCAATATCTTCAAGCGTTAAAGGCTTACCTGTTCTTGGGTTTATGTTTCCGGCGTTGTAGGCGGCCATAATCTGTTCAGGGGTACCATGAATCTTATCTAGGTAAATATTGTTAATGCGTTTTAAGTTATCTATCTGGATATCTCGTCTACTAGTGACATCTAAACGGCCAAGGACGCCTTGTAAAAACGCTAACTCTGTCGAGTTAACAGCCCCAAGCGCACCCCCCGTTGGAGACGCTTCACGCATCGACTGAAGATAATCAAAACCGACATTACCAAGAACTGAATCATAGAGACCTTGCAATGTTGAGGTATCGCTTTCAGGGTCAAATTTGCTTAACATAGCTCCTCTGCCTGTAGCCCAGGAATTACTATTGCTTAACAGATGAAGTGCGCGCCCAATATCTTGAATCACTGTGCCTCCCGCTCTTTCTGCGTTTGCTTGCGTCAACAAATCCTTATTCTCTGCTTTTTTGATTGCCTGTGCTGCTGGCGAACCCGGAACGGGTGCCGCTTGTGGTAATCCAGTCGTTGGGTCAATAACGGGCTGACGGGTTATAGGATCAAGCACATAGCCATAGTCGGGCGATAGCTTACCAATACCAGGGGCAGAGTCACCGCCAATGTTTACGGTTGTGCTAGCAGGTTTAATGCCGCTCATAATTGCCTGATGATACTCAGGTGTGCCCGGCTGTAACCCTGCTGCGGCTAAGTTTCTCATCAACGTCGTTGTACGACTTTGCTCTTGCTGATGCTGCATGTTTAGCATCTTTTGTCCGTACTCTCTTACTATCGGGTTTCCATGGCGAGACGCTGACTGCTGATCAATCCCGCTGGAAATAATGTTTTGCGCTTCCTCTTCTTGGCTATGCTTACGTGACATAGTTTGCATTTGCATGTTGCGTAGCGCTTGCATCTGTTCTGCTTGCGCTTTTTTGAAACGGTCATCAATGACTTGTTGTTGCCCCTGCTGAAAGCCTGCAAAGCCTTGCGCTAAAGCCGGCGCAAATTGACCATAATGTCCGGTTGAACCCGACAATAAGCCGATGCCCATATTTAAAAGGCCACCTCGTAATTGGCGGCCCTCGTCATTGTCTGCATGTAATGTATCCAATAATCCTGCCATGACTTCTTCCTTAAGAACCATCTCCATTATTTCCGCCACCGCCGTAATCATTTATACGGTCAAAAAAGCTTTGACGCTTTGGTTGCTGACTAAAGCCAAATAAGCCTTGTGGCTGCGACTGCGGTGCGTATTGCGGTGCATTCTTTTGCAGCAAACTATTAACGTAATTCGTGTAAGCATCTGAAGCAAAGGTGGCATGCTTATCTCGCTTAGCATAGCCTCCAAAACCACCCAATAAGCCTGAACCCATGCCTATTTGCTGCTGCGGATAAAACATCGGTTGCTGAGGGTAAGCACCTTGTTGCCCATAGGTCTGTTCCCATGGTTGTGGCAATCGATTGCGGTTGTAATAACTATTCATCCTAATAACCCCTTTGGCATATAAGTTGGTTTACGGTAGCCCACACCTGACTGATGCGGTGCTGACTGTATCTGTGGTGCTTGTGGTGCCTGCATTACGGGCATTGGCTGCTGTTGCTGCGGGAGTAAATTATTATCTTCTTGCATTAGCTCTAAGTATTTCTGCCAATCGTGCTGAGGCTCTTTAACTGTATTCATCAAATTATCACTTACGCTTTTTGGGACACCATAATCATTCGTAGGTACACCTTGCTGCAATAACTTATTTAAATCTAAACCATTAAAATTAATCATAATAAACCTCCGATTAAGCCAAGCCCCCCACCGATTAAACTACCAGGAATGCCAGCAACGCCACCCATCTTAGCTCCCATCACCGAACCACTAATCGCCCCACCTAATGCGCTTGCGGTACGGTTTCTTTGGTGTGGATTAGGACCTGTGCTAGATGTCGTACCGCCTGCACCCATCGTCTGGCCAATTGCACTACCCATGATGTCAAGCCCTCGCTGATCCCAATTCTGCCGCTCTAACCAATCAGCATAAGCTTGGTTTAAATGGTCTTGAGTCATACCTTGTTGAGCGTCACCAATACCAAGCAATGCTTGTGCGTTTTGGTACCCTGCTTGGCTCATGCCAGGGATTAGCTGCGCTGCTTGTAACTGTCGCTGTCGCTCCGCTTGGTAATTGCTGTTAGCCATATTTAACCGCTCTTGGTCTAAGCCTGCGTTACGTGCAAGATCTGTCTGCTGCGCCTGTAGTCGTCTATTAATGTCAGCTTCCGACAAGCCTGCGTTACGTGCAAGATCTGTCTGCTCAGCTTGCAATCTTCGATTAATATCGGCTTCCGCTAGCTGCTGTTGCATACCGTAGTCTTGCATGCGCATGCCAGTACTAATGTCAGCATGCTGTCTATTTAACATCTCTTGGTTTGCCGCTTGAGCCTGTCGCCATGCTGAGCCACCAAAAGCACCCTGCCGTGCCATCGCCGCATCAGTACTGTTCTGCACGTTGTTATTAAATTGACGCGTCACATCGTCCTGAGCCGATCTGATTGCATCATTTAAATAAGCGTTTTGCCCTGCGTATTGATTAGTGCCTACGTTAGTTTGAGCGCCTAAATACTGGTTACTGCCAACATTCGATGTTTGGCCAAGATACTGATTCGTGCCGGGTGAATAGTTAAGGTACTGCCCACCCATAACGTTATTTAAGTGGTTAATGCTCTTGCTGTTAGCTGCCTGAGACTGATTAGCCACCTGCCTAGTCATATTAAACCCTGCGAGTTGGTCTTGATTCCAGTCCGCAATGCGATTACCGCCATAAGCTTCATAAGGCTTCATAGCGATTGCCGCAGCATGAGCCATAAACGGGTTTAAGTAAGGCTTGACCTGATCTGCAGGCTCTGTCTTGCTAATGCTTGTTTGCGTTCTGCCGCCACCACCGCCACCACTCATAACAGTTTCTCCTTATATTCGTCTAACGTCTCATGCGTAAAAAAACGCCTAACTTCTATGCTGATTGCTCGCGTGTAATCAAAGCCATGTAGCAGCTCACACACTAGCGTAATTAGCTCCATATACCAAACACGCAACACATAAGCGTATGCTTTGTCGTTGTCGTTGCCACGCTCATACTCGTTAGCATCTAACCAAGCATGTATGCCGCTTGTCATGCATCCACTCAATTGAGCTTGGTATGCTTGATAAAATGGATTCGCCGGCAACTTAATCAGTGCGGTTGTAAAGGCTACGCTAATATCATGATGTGTAACCGGCTTATCACCGTCTATCAAGTCATCCCAAATCTCGCCCACATTAAAAACGTCCAATAAAAAAGCGACCGCATTAGGGTCGCCTATCCATTTTATGAGCTTACGATTTCTAAGCTCTCGCCACTCTTGGCTGTCATGCTTCATATCTTTTGCTCCAACTGTTCAATATGCCGTTTAATCTCGTCAAAGTTATTATTAACAGTCAATGACAGCGATCGAAACAACTCATAAAGTCGCACGTACATCATGCGGTCAAAGTCAACTGAACCAAGAGCTGGAAGTCTCGGGTCATTATCCAGTTTCTGTAAATTTATATTATCCGTCATCTGTAGCCATTCCTTATCAAATCCACATCAAGCGCTGATATTTCCATATTCCCAGTAAAACTAAACATCATCTTATGCCATCGTGCGCTACGTAGCGTGTCAAATTTGCCATCATGCAATACCGCTGGAGCATTTCCTGATTCTTGCATATTTAGCCCTGAGCCGCTGCTGTGACTAGTCACCATTAAGCCGGTCCTAGGATTCACTGAAAACCTCGGACGCACTCGCTTTAGCGTCGTATAGTACGTGTCGTCACCGATAATGCCAGTTGTGATTTTTGAATCCATGCCGCCACCGTCTGCTAGCATGAGTCGATTTTGGCTATCAATCACCGCGGTAACCGAACCACGGTAGAACCACCTCGGGCTTTTGTATGAAATGCCTGTAAAGTCGTCAAACGTACTGTACAAATCACCTAGCTGGTCATACGTAACACCACTTGATTTAAACTCAACTACGGCGTTTATAGAGCGCAATATGCGCCCCCACGTTCTAGTGATTACGTTATAAACAAGGCAGTCGTTAAGTGTTCTACTATCACTGTTTTTATTCACGAAATACCAGTAAACCAATCCATTGATGCGGTCGTAATAGCCTGTTGTGTGGTGTGCAAATTCAGGGCTTCTGTTTTCAAAAAACCATCTACGAACTGGTGCGCCGATGCTTACCGGTCTTGAGCCGTCAAAGTACCAAAAATCATCTGAGCTAATAAATAAATGAGCCGTATCAATACTAACTACCGACTCATGGCTTACAGCGCCAATTTCACCCGGTATCTGCTGCCACTGCCAAATTACGGGTGGACCAACAAAATGACCTAAATACATTGATTTTTCTTTGTAAGCAACAATGCTATTACCTAGCTTTTTGGCGGCTCTAATCTCTCCTGGGCTATCAATTAATCTACCGTTAGCGCTGTTCTTTGCAACATCAGGTTTCCAATCTAAATGGTTGTATAGTGCACTACACCACCACATATCCGGCATATCGCCCTCGGCCTCGTCAACGATGCCAAACGCCATCACAAATCCCGATACAGCTTCAATAATTCTCGCTTTAGGCGCGCCGGGAATGTCTTCAAACTTGTTGTCGCGCGAATACTGGATTACATCGAGCTGGTTGGCCGCTAGCGTGTCGTTACCAAATTGTACGAACCGCCATCTGTTTTCAGCGCCACTTGAATAGTCTCCACTATCTCTTGTTTGGTCTACCCAGCTATCTCCTCGCAGCTCAATTAGCTTCCCACCAGCGCCAACAATAAGGCGGCTCACGTTATCTAGTCTTGTGACAAGCGCTGCACCAATCACCTTTTCATCTGATACTTTATTGTTTTCAATCGCCGGTACCAGCTTTTCAGCTGCTTTGTAGCCTTTTTCTGTCGGTACAATATTTTCACAATCCGTGATAACACCCTCAGTCATCGGAGGCAAATCAGGCGCAAAACCTTTTAGCGTCATCATACTGAATTACCTCTAATCACTAACCCTGCGTCACCGTGTTTAGCCACAAGGTCTTGCTCAGCAACGGTTCTAATCGCATTGCCGTAAGCTATCGCCCATACTTCGGCCGCTTCGTTGTCCTTAATGTAAGGCGCTGATTCAAGGAGTACGGCATATAAATACACGTCTGGATACTTGGCTAATAGCCAGTTAGTGGGCTTGTTATCGCTTAGCGGCTCAATACTGGCATAATAAATTAGCTCATAATCAGCGCTAGTGGACTTCGGACGGATGTTTATCTGATTGCCGACAATCGTGTAAAAATACGCATCGCCTGCTACGTCGTACCTCTTACTTTCTAAGCTTGAAGCATAAACAACTGGTTTACCGTTTACCAATACGCTTTTGGCTTGCCTAAAATCATCGGGTAGCGTGATTGTGCTGTCAGTCACGCTGCCAGTAACTGACTTAACCATCTCCTCTGTTCTCAAATCCCGATTAATGCGAGACTCGGCCAGCTTAATAAAGGTCGGCAGCACACCATTTAAATCAGAACGGTGCAACCAGTCAGCTACAGTTGATCTTAGTTCTGTAAAATTCATACTCGACCTTTCCAAATCCTAAAGTGACTAAGTGACGGATCATTCAAAATATTCTTGATGTGATCATCATTAGTCATCAGTTCGCTAAACGTGATGCCGTGCGTATTGCAATAAGCTTCTAAGATCACATAAGGAATCGTCATAGCATGCTTTAAATCATTGCTGCCATGCAACCCCTCATTACTCTTTGCTTTCGCTTCTCGCAAGATGTCGCCCACGTCCTGAGCTCGCTCAACGATAACAATGTCGCCGCCGCCGTCATGTAACTTTGTTCTCATAGCTAAAGAGCGCCCATTACTGAGCGCTCCTCCGATTAAAGTTAAGCCGCTAGGTCACGGATAACACCGCTTGATTTCTCATTTCCAACTCGCAACGTATACTGTACAGTGATTTCTTTGGAAATCGCACCGCCCGTATACGCAAGGTCTTTCTGCTGGAACGGTTGCAAGTAAGCAGTACTAAACTTCTCAGTCTCCAACACGTAAGCGGTTTTCGTATCAACAATGCGGCTTGGTACCACCTTTAATCGACCATAGTCGGACACATAGATATCCACCGCATTAATGAGTGTCTTAGCACTAGCAGCGTCAGTAATCGTCGTATTAGCTCGACCACCAAAAGTGCTAAACTTTTGTTTTTGCGGCGGCGCTAACAAGATTAAATTAGGCTTACCGCCCTCTTGGTAGCACTTCTGCAATACGTCAATAAGCAAATCTTCGGTAAACTCACGCTCGGTACCATCAACCGCAGCTACGTTGTTGTAAGGGTCAGGCGCTACGCCGCTATTGCCTAAGCTAACGTTAGTAGCAATCCAACCATCAAGACCACGTAACTCGGACGGCGTGCTTGAACCATCACCATCAACCGCTGTCTTGTTGTTAAGTAATGCGTACTCCATGTCTAGCTTTAGCTCAGCCGACTTCTTCGCCATTTGTGTAGCCATGCGATAGAGATTGCCGGCTGAACGTGCAGCCTGTTGAGTGGTTGAAATACTCGGCGCCTTACGTGAGTACTGAATACGGTTAGTACAACGCACGCCCGGATTGACAGCGTCAGTGGCGGTCGGTGCGCCCTCAACGGTTGCGTTTTTGCCTGGCGTTGCTAGCTCGTCAGTCGTCCACTCGTGCAGTGTGTTTGTCGCTTTACTCTTACCAATCGCCGATAAAAACGGCGTATCAGTGGGTGAAATGCGATAAATTACATCGCTCAAATCTTCACGGTTAACAACCGCTTGGTGTGTCGTAAATGTAGCCATTTTAAAATTTCCTTATCTGCTTAATCGTCTTGAATCATGCCTGCAAAGACTGCGGCTGCTGCGTTAACGCTTCCTGTGCGTTTTAAGCTGTCGTAGGCCTTTGCTCCTTTTTGATTAGCACGTCTTGCGCCCGGTCGCTCCACTCGGGGTGGCTTATTCTGTGCTTTTGCTTTACCCGTCCTGCCTTGCTCGGTGAGGCGGTCATAAAGCATTGCTTTGCGAACTAATAAAACTTCGCGATGATCCTGAACTCTGGCTAGCGCATCTTCGGTATAGCCGAGTCCTTTTAAATAATCTTTGATTTCGTTCTTTTCTTTTGTGGCAGTCTTCTCGTCTTTCCACGCTGGAATCTCCGTAACCAGCTTTTGCGACTCTTCTTCAAGCACCGCTGCTTGTTGCTGATACATGTCTTGCTCTTGCGCTTGCATGAGCTGCATACGCTGCTGTTGTGCTTGCTGATACTGCTGCTGCAAGTTTTGATAAGCGGCTTGCTGACGCAAGTACTCGCCAGGGTTAGTATCAATCAGGCTTGGGTCAGGCGCTTGCGCTATAAAAGCCTCTAATCGGGTCTCATACTGCTGCAATACATTAATTGCCTGCTCACGCTCAGCCATCGCTTGTTGCATTGCTTCTTTCGCCTGAGCTTGTAATTGCGCTGCTTGCGTAAACCGCTCAGTACTGCTTGCAGTCTTTTGGTAGCCTGCTAATAACTCTGACTTTGTTACTTGCTTTTCGACGCCATTAATTTTAACGGTAAAGAGTTCTTCCTCTTCTTCGTTTTCTTCCGCGCCATCTTCTTCGCTGTCATCTGCGCTAAGCTCATCGTCATAGTCCTGCGCATCTTCTGCGTAATCATCGGCGTGTTCGTGCTCATCGTCTTGCAGTAGTGGTAAAAAGCTATCTTCTGCTGATTCCATGCCCTCGGTCTCAAGGGTGATGTTATCTTGGTCCATTTTCCAAATCTCCATTAAAAAAGCCCTCGATATGAGGGCTGTTATAAAAAATTGTATTTAAAGCTCGTGCTTAGCGCCGTTATCCAGTAGCAATGCGGGCTTGCCTTGTGATACCCGAGCATTGCTGTGAATGCCACGATAAATAGCCGGTGCATCGTCAGTTTCGACAAACACCACGACCACACGTCTATCTGTGTTGTTTAACTCGTAAATCTTGGCAAGCTGCGCTACCTCTTCCCACGTAAGCTGTTTTGTAGCTTCTGCCACCGGCTGAGCTGCTGCTCCGCCATCTTGCCGGTCAGCAGTACGCTTTCTAGGTGTTGTTTTACGTGCTGTAGTTGGTTTAGTTTCTGCCATAGTTCTTCCCTTTCATCAGATGAATTGCTGCTCTCCCATTGACTGTGGTAATCCGCCGCTAAGGTCTTGAATGTCTGCTCCCATAGGGGGCTGTCCAATATCGCCTTGGCTTGGTTGGATTTGTTCAGCTCCTGATGTAGCTGCATTTCCTGATGTGGAGTTAATTCCATCGGCTAAGTATCCTGTGTTTTGTTGGTCGTACTGGTGATATAAGTCCTGCTCAGCGTCTGCGCCCATCTTCAACGCCATTTCTTGACGCTTTAGGTTCATCTCAGCAATCAAGCGCTCACGCTTGAGCTCAATTTCTTGCTCAGCCTGCCAGCGCTTTAATTCAAACTCTTGCATCTTAATCTGTGCTTCGGTCTGCGCTTTAATCATCTCTGGGTCTGGCCGCTCTTGTTGCTGCGCCTGCCCCTCTTGTTGCTGGCTTGGATCAATAAAGAAGCTCTCAGGGTTTTTAAAGCCCATATTTTCAAGCAACTTCGCTCCCGTGTGATAAATCTTCTGCGCATCAGCTAAGCCCAATTGCATACCTTGGGTTTGCAGCTCTAAGATTTGCATCAATTGACCTGCGACTTGGTCACGGTTACCAGATCCAAGCCCTACGTTGATGACAAAGTCGAACTGGTTATGCCATTCCCTCGGGTCAATCGTTACCCACTTGTTGGTTAGCTTAATCACCTCGGCACGGTCTTGGTACATCGACACAAGCTTTAGAATCATGCGGAACAAGTCTTTAACACCGGTCTCAGCAAACACACGTGCGATAAGCTCTACACGCATTTCCGATTTGTTTGTGATGATGTTAATGCCGGTTGCGGTTTTATTGAGACTATCCGCCCCCACGCCTTGGCTGTAGCGTGTCCAACCGGTGCGGTTTTCACCAGCGGTAGTTACTTGCTCAAGCATAGCCAATCCTGAGCTCAAATCTGGTCTACCTGTCTGCAACGGACCCACGTCAGTCGGGTGTTTGACTCTCACCACGCCACCCGGACGGTTCGTTAACAAGTCGTCCATATTGACGTTTTGCTGTACCGCATACGTGCGTTCGTTAATCGTGCGGTATAAGCCCTCTAAATTGCTGCGCCAAATACTCGTCTTAACGCGCTGAATCGCCATGGCTTGGTCAGCAACCGACAATCCAAAGAACTTGTGCGGCACCGGAATCGGTGTAATCGTCACAAATGGGGGCGCGTCGACTTCTACGTTTTCTAAAATCGCATTGCCGGCACGTACAATCTTGCGCCACTTCGCAATGCCTGAACCGTCCATGTCAATCTTCAAGTAGCACTCAGTCAGCTTAATACGCCTCTCAACGTTTTCGTCATCGTCAGTAAAAAAGCCATCATCACGCTCTACCGATTCGTTACCAAACACATCTAACGTATCATCAGTGATGTTATCTAGGTTCTCGTAGTCAGCATCTCGTAGCTCACTCATTGTGCGCTCAACACGATGGCCAACAAAAACCGCATCATCAATGCTGCGCGCCGAAGGGTCTATTAAAAACTCTTCAGGTGGCACATTCTCAACGCGCACTTGGCCGTTAGACTTAATAAAACGTGCGGTCACGTTGTAAAGAGGCACATTAGGCAAGGGTTGGCCTTGCTCATCGACATCTAAGCTCGGCGCATCGCCCACCTGCTCAACGCCGATAATCTCCGCACCGTCCTCAATCAGCAAGCCGATAGATGCTTCATCTAGCCCCGTGTACTGCTCGATACTTTCTGTTGGCGTGCTATCCCAATACACTTTGAGAAACCCGTTTTTTTGCAGTAAAGCGTCTTTAAACCACATGTAAAGCACAAGCCAGCCGGGGTTTTTACGATAAAAGATATGATTAACGTAAGCAGTTGCTTGCTGCGCTGCCTCGCTATCTTCCTCGTTTTGTGGCGCAAACTCTACTGCGTCATCGCCAGCCGTGAATATTTTCATGAGGCTCGGCAACATCCACTCAACCGTGTCCGATACATCACTAGATACAAACGTAGACGCACCGGGGTTGCCGTGTGGCGCAAGGTCGCCTTTAGCTTCACCATCGTAGTAATACAGCGCCTTTTCACGCTCCGCACTGATTTTAAGCATCTCGCCAGTGGTGGCCTTTTCAATCTCACGCTGCGTAATAGCTAACAACTCATCGTCTGTGTAGTCTTTAAGCATAGTTGTATTCCGGATATTCCAATTTGCCGCCCCAAGTCTCATTCGTCATCTGGTCAGCGACTAGGGCTAAGTATCTAAACGCATCTGCGCCATGCGAGTATTCGTCATGCCGTGGCGCGCCCGGCTCATTTGTTCGCCGATTAATCTCGCGCCGATAGTTCTTTAAACAGTCCACAAGCCGCTCTGCGCGCTTGTCGATATAGACCCTTGGGAACACCTCGCGCGCTGCCGATATGCCTTCCTCGATACGCATATTTGGCACAATCTGCGTGCTTCTTCCAAGCTCTTCTAGCACCTCTTGCGTGCTTTTGCCGGTCTGCAAGTTTCTATGCGCTCCATCGTGCGGTAAGAAGTCGGTACCCCAATTGTGATCCATGTCTTTCAATTGCTTGATGTAACTGGAGACTGTTCGGTGGCTATCCTCGATGTAATCGACGATGTAAATCGCTGACGCATTACGCTGCGCTAAGATAATCGTCATCTTGTCGTTCCAGCCGAGGTCCCATACTGTATGTGTTTTAAGCGTGCTACTTGCTGGCACATGCGTAAATCGACCGCTTGATTGCAGTTCGGTTATTTCATCGTGATAAATAGCACCCTCCGCAGCTGGCAAGGTCTTGCCTTCCCAAATCCACGCATACTCATGCGCAGGTCTCGTGCGCTTAGCCTCCAATCGCTCTTGCTCTAGCACGTCAGGGAACCACGGATTATCGTAATAATTGACCTCAACAACAAACGCATTAGCTGGCGGATTAACAACAAAACGCTGATACGTCTCATCAGTCTCTAGCTCGGGGTTAAACGTGACCCATATCTCAGACTTAGGCGCGCGAATAGTCGGTATTAAAATATCCCACGACTTTTTACTGACCGTCTGCGCTTCCTCAACCCATACAATATCCACTGCTTCGTAAGACTTAATCGATTCGACCGTATGACTTGCTAAGCCCGCGAATAAAAAAAGGGAGCCGTTACGCCCCCTGATTTCTGTGTCCAGCACCTCGTAAAACTGACCTAGCTCCATCGCCTGAATCTGGTCGCTCAGTAATCGATGCACTGAGTCTTTAATCGACTTTTGCACCTCCCGAGTGCAAAGCACCCTTAGTGGCTTTTGAGCGGCTAACAGCAGTAGCGCCCTTGCAATGCTCCACGATTTCCCCGAGCCTCGACCGCCGAAGTAAACCTTGTAACGTTGCGGCTTAAAGAGCGACTGAAACTTGCGTGGAAACTTAATATCAATTTCCATCGCCGATTATTCAAACTCAACGTTGATTTTTAAGTTCATGTCGACTTCACCCGAGTGCTCGACCAGTTGCTTATCTAGGCCCAACAGCTTGGCTTTGCCCATCGTTGCGGTCACTGCTGAGCCGGACTGCGATGTATCAATTGCCAGTTGTCGCGCCTCCTCAAGCTCTGCGATTAAATCATCAACGGTAATTTCGTGGCGTTTTCTGTGCTTTTCCTTAAGCTCAGTTAACCGTAGGGTGATGTTAGCGTTGTTTAGTAGCTTATTTGCAGCCACTCTAATGCTGTCTGGCCCCATTCGTGATGCACTGTAACTGCGTCTATAAGCCTCACTCGCATTGCCTGTTTCGATGTACGCAAGACAGAAAGATTCTTGCTTTAGCGTTAATCTTTTAGCCGCAGGCGAGGCCTTAGCGTTGCCCTTGGTCATTTGTTTTCTCCAACAAAAAAGCCCCGCTGAGCAATCAACGAGGCTATAAATGGAAAACCCACCGCAATGGGTGGGTTGAATTATCACAGAATAAATACTCTATCCGCACTTACTCCACATTTTAGACAATTTTAGGTAAAAACTTGCGTCAAGTCAAGCGCTTGAATGTGCAGTTCTTAATATTACTGACTCTTTCGTTCCAATCCATTCCTTTGTTATCTAACTGCTGAAACTGTTTTGATAAATCCAATAAACAATCTTCAGTTAACGTCAGGGTCATAATAGGATCATGAGTCAACGAGTAAGCTCTACCACATAGACCAGAATCTAACTTCTTCAACACTGGCAACATGTGGTCTTGCATAAACTCTGACAGATTTTTAAGCCGAAACCACAAATTGATCGTATTCCAAGCGTCGATCTCATTTAAGTAACCGTAATGTTCCTGATGCTCAATTGCCTGTTGTGCTCTGGATGTAAAAACAGGCACAGGGACGCCTAGCACCTCGCAAGCGTGCGGAAAGTCCACGGCTTTGATGTGTTTATAGCTAGCGACTTGGAACTCGCGCTTTAGCATTCCGAAGAGCGCTTGATAAGTTTGTCCCGTCTCACCGCAAATTCTCATCACGCTGTTGTAAATGTAACCAACCTGCTCGTCTGTCATGCGGTCGCTTGGCGTTTCGTATTTTCCCGTCTTGCGGATTTGGGGAAGGACCTCATCAAAAACCCAATTCTGAAAATTGATCGCTTGTGGTTTATTTGAACGGAAAATAACACGGTAGAGATTAGGTTCGTTTATGAAAACTAGCTCTCTTTTCTGACCGCTTGATCTGATATACATTTTATGTACACCAGCTTCTGAAAGCTTAAATCTACTGGGGTTTGCGTTTGAAATCTCAAGTACGCTAGCAACATCTGTCAAACAAAATAAAGGTTCGTTATTTAAGATTTCGATTCGAATAGGTGATTGGTTGAATTGAAAAATAGATAAATTTTGAGCATCCATAATGGACTCCTTCGAGATTTTTTGAGTAAATGCCTCTTTTGAGAAGGCGGCCAGGTGCTCAAAACCGCTCGAAGACGGCGGGCATATTTCCCTTTCAGGTCTTTTATTAGCCGCACACCCGGCCATAGGCTTAAATTCTATGGACGTAAAAAAACCGCTAGACTGACGGGTGCGGATTCCGCTTCGAGATGGTGTTTTGAGCACCTACCCGAATATTAGCGTATTGCGTCTTTGTTGTAAAGCTTCCGTTCAAATTACACCTCTGCTCGCTCTTCTTCAAAATAATCAGCAATTAAGTATCTAGCCTTTTCAAGACGCCTACTCACCGTGCTTTCAACTACGCCGTAGTATTCGCATATCGCTTGAAGCTTCCACGCAAAAAGATAGCGTAATTGGACTACGTCTCTTAGCTCAGGCTCCAAAGACAATACTGCTCTGTGTGTCCGCTTAACCCACGTTAATCGTTCAGCTTCCACCTCCTGCCTGTAAAGTTTCATACCACCACATCTTAGCCGTCGACTTCCAATTGCTACTAGATTCTGCTTTGTGACGTACTCCGCCCACTGCTCCAATCTCGCATTGATATAGCTCATTCTGCCCCCAGCCTCTCCGCGATAACGGTTAACGCTCCACCAATGACAGGCTGACCATAACTAACACTTAATTTTTTTACCTGATTATCGTTGTGATACAAAACGCCCTCTAGAGCGTCTAGAGCGACTTTCAATGCGTTATCTAGGTCTACACATACCTTACTTGCTGTTTTGCTCGCTGTGAGCCTAGGGTGAACTCTCAAGATGATTTTATAATCACCATCATGTGGTTTTACTCGTTTTTCTTTTGCAATCCATTGGGCCGCATGTCGATAGTCATTCGCATCTTTGCTGCGGTAGGTTCGCACACGACCATTAACGACTGCTGTTCGCCAATAACGATTTGCTGAAACGGGGTACGGTAACGTTAGCTCAATGCGTGCCATTGCTCAACTCCTCAGTTACGTTTTTTAAGATTCCGCCATTTTTTTCAATGAGGGCCCTGATGTTCGCGATATGTACCGACGCTTCATCCGGCGTGCAAGGTGTGTATTCATGCGTCAGCTTCGCCGTTATTTCTTGGTGCCTTGATTCGTGCTTGCTTGGCTCACGGCACGCTTTTAAAAACTGTGGCAAGCTTGGTGGCCAGTCGTACATGTCTCGGCAGTTCTCAAGTCCTCGTTTAATCATTTGCGGCGTGATGCTATCCTCTACGAATGCTTCAGCCCATGCCTCCTGCCAGTTATCAATAGCCTCTGCATCTGGAAAGCTAGCGCGCCATTTGCTTGGATACAAACCATCTAAACGCTTGTAAAGCAGCATGATTGGGCTAATATCTTTTCCTTTGAGTGGTTCTAACCAGTTAACTAATGTCATGTTTTGGTCGGTCATTGAATTACCCTCGCTTGTATGTCTAAAACTGATTCGTCGTTTTTGCTATAGTCGCTGTGACTTCTTTGGCTGCTTTGGTTCTGACTACGCATGTACTCGTACGGATTGAACCTTTGCTTTTCTCCGATTGCTCTGCTGTTCGCTACAATCTCATCCTCCCATCGGGCTCCGTTCAGGTAAGTGGTTGGATGCATTTTGTCAAAACCCAGCTGCTCTGCTTTGAGCCTTGCTCGAACATCTCTAGCTAGCATGTCTGCAAAATCGCTAGGCTTCATGCCCGACTCTTTAAGCCTTGTCTTGTATCTCGCGAATGATGTTTTTTTATTGATTTTCACCATCCCAGCAACCCAAAACTTATTGAATGATTTTTCAACATCATCAACTACATCACTTCGATCACCTTTTTTTGCAATGGGCTGTGCGATGTCTGTTTGCTTATGTGTAGTAGTCTCTGTAGTAATCTCTTGTGTAATCTCTGACGTAGTCCTACCGTTTCGGTAGCAAGGGTGCTGTTGATTCGGTAGCACAAGTGCTGTCGATTCGATAGAACTAGTGCTATCGTTTCGAGATGTCTTGTTCTGCTGATTCGATACGTCTTGTTCTACTGATTCGGCAGGACTGGTGCTATCATTTCGGTAGGACTGAGGGGTATCTTTTTCTTCTTTTTCAGCCTCTTTTTTGTCCGCTGTGTTACCTGATTTTTCAGCGCATAAAAACTCATTTATAAAGCTATCTATTTGTTCCCAATTCCACTTGTAATAATTCTTCGCGGGCATGCCTTTTTTGACGATTTGCACAAAACCATCTTTTTGTAAATTCTTAAAAATTCTTCGTTGCGCACCAGCTTTTATTCCAGTTTCGACTTCTATTTCTTCTTGTGTTTTGTAAATTTCACGACCACCCACTTTCTTTCGCCAATACATAAACTGGCAAATCAATAATGCTGTACTGATATCATCAAAAGCCCTGGCTAATGATGGGTAAAAAGAAACTGGCCTACCTAAATTACTAGTCATAGCTCTACTGCCCTGATGCTTGTTTGAATAGGGCTAATATTTCCGGCATCGCATTAGCTAGCGCTGCGATTGCTTGTTTTTGCTTTGCTTCATCGTCTTGCAAAAACTTTTCTATCAACCAATAAATAGGTCTAGTGTCGCCAGTAGCAGCGATAAATCGTTCAAGATCGCAAAGACTAAATCGTCTTGGGTCTTCTGGGTTGGTAGATATCTTGCGTGATAGCTCGGTTGGACTTAAGTCCATATCAGCCGCGATAGTTTTAAGCGGGTTTCGATGCGTAAGAGCGCACTCACGTACACAATCAAGCATAGTCTCGTGTCGCTCAGTCAATCCCGGCGTGAAATCTAGCGTTAGCTGTTGTTGTGCAACTACTGACATGATTTTTTCCTCTACTTTCCACTACAAAAGAAGCTAAAAAAAGATGTGGCTTTTGTTGTGCTAAACGGTCTCTTTGGACACTTGATTAGAACTATCTTTTTTAAGCTCTGGCCAGATATCGAAACCGTCTTTAGGTCGACAGTCGATTCGAGATACAGCCCCACCCGTAAACTCTTCTACTGCGGTGGCATAAGCTGGCCTCATTGCACGAAGGCCAGAGACCATTTGTGATAGGTAGCTAGGTGAAATTGAAAGGTGTTCAGACAGTTGAGTCATAAAACCCGGACGCTCGCTTGCGTATTGTTTGAGTTTTGTTAGTTCTGTATTTCGCATATAACCTCCGTTTAAAACACCTTAACTTTAGCATTTGTTTTAGCAAAATACAAGCTTATGCGAAATTAGCAAAGGATAAAATGCGAATATGAATGACATTAGAGAAATTAGAAACAAGAATCTGCGCGACTTAATTGACCGGCAATGCGGTGGTTCTCAGACTGTTTTTAGTGAGCGGACTGGGATATCACTTTCGCAAATCGGCCAATGGCTTGCTGACTCTGATAGTCCATATGCTAGAAATATGAGCGAGAGATCAGCTCGCAAGATTGAAGATGCGCTAAATTTAACGCCAATGTCACTAGACACGCCTAGCGTAAGCTTCCCGATTGCGGATAGCTCAGAATCATCATTGGCGCCTGCCGGCTACATCCGACTGGATTATTTAGAAGTCGAATCCTCTGCCGGCAAGGGCCGAAGCGTTGATTATGAGATGCCTGTATTACACAAGCTCGATGTATTGGAGGATTGGGCGATTAGTGTACTTGGCCGTAATGCTCAAGATCGCATAAAAATTATTAACAACGTCGGTGACAGTATGGCCCCAACCATCCTAGATGGCGACATTCTCTTTGTTGATGTGACAGCCAAAGCGTTCGAAGCCGAAGGTATTTATGTCATTAACTTTAATGATGTGCTACTCACTAAGCGCCTGATTGCCCAAGCTGACGGAAGACTAGCGATTGTCAGTGATAACAGTTCTATTTATAAGCCACAGTATATAAGCGCAAGGGATATTGCTGATTTAAATATCTGCGGCAGAGTCAGGGCTTGGTGGTCGCTGAGGAAGTATTGATTTTTGTTTAATCAGGGGGCCTTTGGGCTCCTTATTTTTATTTTTTATATTTACCGAGTTACTGCACTATTGATAATAGTTAATCTTGAGGAGTTAAAGATGAAAAATATTTATAAATTGTTATTAATAGCAATGTGCGCTTTTTCAGCGAATACTTATGCTTTAACAACTAAGGAGGCTGCAGAGCTATTCCCCGTGACTATCACGGCTATCGATGAGCCGAAAGAGTCTTACTTTAATCACGTAATGATAATTCATTACGAAATAGAAAACCTGTCTGATAAAGATGTGACTGCTATTGAGTCATCAATCGTTTTTGAAAACCCTGATGGGTCGACTTTTATTTCACTAGCTGCGAACTCACTCGAGATTAAATCTAAGAGCAAAGCAAATGGCCAGTTCGGATACGACTTCAATAAGTCAAATTTCACTGATAAAAAAATGCAGTTGCTCGGCCTAAAGATGAAAACATGGCTAAAAGTAAAAGAAATTATTTACTCGGATGGCACTTATGAGGCTGTCTCAGACTAGCTTAGAGTCGGAGCCCTTTGGCTCCTTTGTTTTAATGATGGTGTAACGAAAGTTAAATTTATTATGGATGAAGCTTTAAAGAAACTAGGTGAGTCAGTCCAAAGACTGGAACAATCAGGCGTCGATCTCATCGCCTATTGTGGCCCTATTACAATAGGTGGTTATCATGAAGTTTGTGATATATTGGAACAAAAATCAAATGAAAAAGTTATCCTATTCTTATGTACATTTGGAGGAGATCCAAATGCAGGATATAGAATAGCTAGAGCAATAACGCATCATTATGGCACTGACAATTTTAGTATAGCGATACCGACAGATTGTAAAAGTGCAGGCACATTAGTTTGTATCGCAGCCAGTGAGCTTATCTTTTTTAATAAAGGCGAACTTGGGCCTTTGGATACGCAAATATTCAAGCAAGATGAGATTTTCCAGCGAAGCTCTGGTTTAGATCTTTTAAGAGGAATGTCATATCTAAATAGCGAGGCATCCAAATTATTTCAAAATTATTTGCATGATATAAGTCGTCGTGGTGGGATTTCTACAAAATCGGCCTCAGAAATTGCAGTTAATATGGTCAAAGGGCTGTATACTCCTATGTATGCGCAGATTGACCCTTTACGACTAGGTGAAATGCAGGCTGCTTTACAGATAGCCTTTGAGTATGGTACAAGATTAAATGATAAGTCTAAAAGCCTCCAACAAGATGGCCTCACCCGTCTTATACATGAGTATCCAACGCATGGGTTTGCGATTGATAGAGCCGAAGCTAGAACGTTGTTTAGATGTGTTAATCCACCAAGCGAAGACGTAAGAACGATAGGAGACCTAGTGGCTAATTTCATTTGGAATGACGGGTTTATTCCTAGGCCTAAAATATTTAATTTAACTAAAGATTTTACTCAGTCAAACAACGGGGGTAGTACAGATGAGCATCATGGAGATGGAATTCCAAAAGATATTGAAAAGTCAGAAGACAGTGACGAACCAGAATCATAGTATTAGTTTTCAGGATGTCATGAACAACCTGCATAGTACAATGCGCCGTCAAAATCAATTGTCAGAAGCGAGCGCTGTTATTAATAAACAGATAAAAGCTTTGCAACGGATATCATCAAAATAATACAAACTCACCCTTAATACCAACCCGCTTCGGCGGTTTTTTTTCTTGCCTCCCCTCTTCACCCAACCACCTTCGGGTGGTTTTTTTGTGCCTACCTTAATGACAGTGCCTGCCCCCATTCTTATTGTCGTTATGACAGCCGTTTTTATCCGTACGCCCACTGTGGGCATGCGCCGGTGCAATAGCAGATAGTGTGACCAAACAAAGCATAAATGCAGCGATTAGTTTTTTCATAAGTGTTTCCTTTACATATTATTGGATTATTGACAAGGTTTGGCGTCGCCTAACTGCTTTTCCTAAATCCTGCTGCAATCCATACGATCGTATAAAACATTATCCACAGCAAGGCGACCGGAACAATAATAAACGAGAAAATATAAAACAACGCTTCCGAATAACTTACGTCTTTAGCGCCGTCATAATAATAGTCACCCTTGCCAGGTTCCTTTATACCAAAATAATTAAAAACCTCTTTTTTCTTTGCATAATAGCTAGATCCCACGTCAGCTTTTGCTAAGCTTTCAATTTTCGCCTTAAGATCATTGTGGCCATACAAATAAAAATAGATGGCTTCATCACTATACCCTTTTTCCCTTATCTTTTTTAAGACCACATCACGCCACTCGTCTCCTGACGCGTTAGGGTCTCGACTATTCTGACTTGGCTCACGTTGTTTCTTATAGTCCTCTACAAGATTAAAAATTTCGCCCCCTTTTTTATGCATTTGAATTTTGTAATGAATATTTGAAACGGGTTCATATATCAAAAAACCGCCAGCAATAGCAAAAATAAAGCTTAAAACAAAAACTATTCTAAAAAAACCTTTTTTCACAAATAAGCCTATTAATCAAAAATCAACGTTACACATTATTACATAATCAACTTTCGCATATGCTTGACTTATGCTTTATCTCTTGCTAAAGTTATAACCATCAAAAGCGAAAGTGCTTTAGCAAACCGAACATCTCGGTATAAAGATGGAGCCGCGGCGGAAGCCCACTTAGGGACAATGCGGCAAGGAAAGCAGCAATGCGAGTACTTAAGCTGCTACGTGCGGACACGGTCCGGAACAGCGTAGCAAATAGCTTTAAGCGTTTTCTTGGAGGGCGTTTAAAGGTGTTGATTGAATTTAGGCGAGAGATTGCGGCGAAGAAAAAGGCGGAGTGTTCTAGCCACCCCGCCTGATTCTAGTAGGTCACAACGAGAATCAATATCGCGATTGCGTAAACAATCTTTGCGATATCAATATTAACGTTCACCTTTACATGGGTCTTTTTCATCGCAGTAAGCATCCGAAAAAAGTCCATGCCGGCACGGACATTAATCCGTTGTGTATTTGTATAGCGCCCTTGCTGGCGCTTGCGGATAAGCCTCTAGAGTCCTTTCTCCGCACAAGGTTCGTCATTGCTCACAGGCCTAGCCTGTCGAGGTAACTAGCCTTGTCGGCTTCTAAGCGCTTCGGTGGTTCGCCTCACGAACGCCTTAGCAGCTTTAGTCACCTTTAGCGGTTTACTAGACCGCAACCAAGGTTAGTAGCCTTGGCATAGTGATTATAGCCGAGCAATCTCTCACCTAAGTTCAATTGCAATTAATAGAGGAGAGAACATGGACAAGTTAATCAGTATCCTAAATTTCGCGCCGTCATCATGCGCTGAGTGCGAACACTCAACACTAGTCCGTGACTACTACGGCACTGGTGACAGCCCTAGTTGTCACCACTGTAGAGCTGATGATTGCGAGTACCAAGAGGCTAGGCACGATCTGCTTATTGAGTACGAAACAGCGTGCGAAAAGCTGGACACATTAGAAGTGGACAGTCCCGAATTTAAAGCGCTTTGGATCGATATTAGTGATGCCGAGGCAGTGCTAGAAATGGATTTTGGCTGGGTGTAGATATGATTAGATCAGAATTAATTTGGGAAATTATCGGGTGCGTGAGCATGGTGCTATTTCCGGTTGTCTGGTGGTTTGCTTTGGTTCTTTGGAGTTAATTATGAATAGAGAGGAGTTTTTAGCGCAACGACGCAAGGGTATTGGAGGAAGTGATATTAGTGCCCTACTCGGCTTAAACCCGTGGAAAAGTTCATTTGAGCTGTACTTAGACAAGACAGGACGCTTAGAGGAAACACTAACGCCAGAGCAAGAAGAGCGCATGAAGTGGGGAACCATCTTGGAAGACGTTATCGCCAAAGACTACGCAGAGCAACAAGGCGTAAAGATTCAGCGCATCAATCAACAGATGACGCACCCTAAGCATGATTGTTGTGTAGCTAACGTGGACCGTGTCGTGTTGGACGATGGCACACGAGCGCGATTTAACGGAGAGCGAGTATTGGGCGCAAATAAAGTGTTGGAAATAAAAACCGCTAACGCATTTGCGCTTAATAGTGATGATTGGGGCGATGAGGGTTCCGAGATAGTACCAACAAATTACTGGCTACAAGTGATGTGGTATATGGGTATCACACAGTTACCGGTAGCTGATATTGCGGTGTTATTCGGCGGTCAGCGTCAAAAAGTATTTACCATTGGTTTTGACAAAACTGTCTTTGATGACTTGGTGAATCAAGCTGTTGAATGGTGGCACAAGCACATCGTAGCCGATATGCCACCAGAGCCTACTAATGAGTATGAGGCAAAGCTTAAATGGGCTAAGAGTAACGGTGCTGAGATCCAAGTAACGAGTGATGAACTCGACTTAATTAACTCCTTAAAAGAAATCAGTAGCCTAAGAAAAAGCTTAGATGACGAAGAAAAAGCACTAAGAGACAAGCTAATCCCTGCCCTGCAAGACGGCGAGATCATCATGCACGGCGATGAAAAACTTGGCACGTATAAGAGTAACAGAGACAGTATCGTCACCGATTGGAAAGCAGCTTATGAAAGCTTAGCGCCTGACACTGAACACATTAAACACTTTCAAACCGTGCGCACAGGAGCGCGCATATTACGCATCTAGTTAGGAGAGGAAAAATGGAACTACAAATTACCAGCGGCGGATTAACGCCCACCAATTTAGGCGAAGCTATGCAATTAGCAGAAATCTTAGCGCAGTCTACGATTGTGCCAAAAGACTATCAGCGCAATCCTGGCAATATCTTAGTAGCTATCCAATGGGGCGCTGAACTGGGTTTAGCACCTATGCAAGCCATGCAAAACATTGCAACGATTAACGGTAGGCCGTCAATCTGGGGTGATGCCATGCTAGCGCTCGTTAAGAACGCGCCTGAGTTTGTCAGCATCAAAGAAGAGTATGTCGGTGAGGCGGACGATCTGACCGCTGTTTGCACAGTCAAGCGCCGTGGTCCTGATGGCTCAATTCATGAGCATGTTGCGACATTTAGTATGGAAGATGCAAAGAAAGCCGGACTCTTGGGCAAACAAGGTCCCTGGACTCAATACCCTAAGCGCATGCTGCAAATGCGAGCTAGAGGCTATGCGTTACGTGACATGTTCCCTGATATCCTCAAAGGTTTGCGTACGACTGAAGAAGTCCGCGACATGCCGCCAGAGAAAGATATGGGCGAGGTTGAGGAGGTCGCGGAAAAAGAAACCAAATCAGTGCGTGACAGAGTACTAGCACACTTGAATAAGACTAAGCAAGAGCCTAAGTCACAAGCCAAAGAACAGCAAGCACCGGCAGATAGTAAGCCATCGCCAGCCGAGCTGCTTATCATCAAACTGGACAGCGTAGAGACTGCAGAGCAGTTAAAGCCTATGTATGACGAGTGCAAAGAGTTTGCTGATGACGCGGCGGCGGAAGAAATCAGAGAGGCATACAAGCGAGCGTTAGAACGCGTTAAGTCAGCACCGCAAGATGCTGAGTTAGTAGAGCAATAACTCAAACCCCTTTGTAGGGGTTTTATTGGAGAACTAACAATGTGGTTCAAAAATCTCAAACTATTTCGTCTCAATCCTGACTGGACAATCTCTGCCCAAGACTTGGAGGAAAAGTTACAGGCACATGCCTTTGTCGAAGGTAGCCCGGGACCAGACACCAAACTCGGCTGGACTACTCCGCTGGCGGAAAGTGGCTTAGTGTATGAGCTGGGCCAGTATTATTTCCTTTGCTTACAAGCAGAAAAAAAACTACTACCGGCCAGTGTAATTAACCAATTTACCCGTGAAAAAGCACTCGAAGTTGAGGAGCAACAAGGTTATAAGCCAGGTCGTAAGCAAATGCGTGAGATTAAGGAGATGGTCACTGACACCCTCATTCCTAAGGCATTTAGCATTTTTAGGCAAACCCGTGTCTGCTTGGATTTGGAAAATCACTGGCTCTATATTGATGCAGGCACCGCAGCCAAGGCCGATGAGGTCATCTCCTTATTAGTCAAGGCCTTAGACCCCATGCCAATTCAGTCTTTTATGACCGAAGTCTCTCCTAGCACCGCGATGACAGAATGGATCTTTAGTGATGAGGCGCCGGCAGGCTTTAATTTGGAACCTCAGGTGGAGTTTAAATCAACCCAAGAGGATCGTGCGACGGTGAAATTTAATAATGTGAGTCCTGCTAAAACAGAAACTGAGCGGCACATTGAAAGCAGCAAAGTGGTAACGCAGCTAGGCATGACATGGCGTGACCGCATTAGTTTTGTGCTACATAGTGACAGCACCATTAAACGCATTCTGCCGCTTGAGATTGTGCAAGAAAAAGCCAGTCAAGCAGAGCATGATCAAGAGCGGTTCGATGCGGATATGACGCTCATGTGTAACGAGTTTGATGGGCTGCTAACAGACTTGGTAAATAGCCTAGGAGGTTTTAAAGATGTCAGTAAATAAAGTGATCCTGGTCGGGCGTTTGGGAGCCGATCCCGAGGTGCGTGCATCTCAGAGCGGTAATCAAGTCGCTAATCTAAGCGTTGCGACCAACCATGTGAGCTACGACAAAGACGGTAATAAAAACGAGTCGACAGAGTGGCACCGCATTACATTTTTTGGACGCCAGGCCGAGGTGTGCGAAGAGTATTTGCGTAAAGGCAACCAGGTTTACGTTGAGGGACGTATCCAAACACGCAAATACACCGACAAAGACGGCATCGAGCGCTACTTAACCGAGGTTATTGGCGAGAAACTACAAATGCTAGGCGGTCGTGAAGATAGTCAGCAGTCTAGCAACTGGGCAAGCCAAACCAAAGGTGAGACTGCTACTAACAGCTACGCACAGGCGAAAGGTAGAGCAACTGCCAGCTCACTTAATGAACTAGATAGTGATATGCCGTTTTAATTTTCGCAGCTCAATAGAAATTTTCAGGGACGCAGCATGAAATTTATCATGAACATTATCCATAACTACAAAAGTTTGCGCAAGTCATGGGCTTACGAGAACGACAGCCGATTAAAAGTGCTTAAAGAAGCGTTTAACTGGTCTCGTCATAACGTTAGGTACTAAACACCATGTTACCGACATTCATGTCGTTAACATCAGACACAATCGTATCCTCCTCCTTTGTGGATAACGGCGCTGAATAGTGATTCAGCAAGGGCTAGCCAGATAGCCTATTTTTACTTATTTAGGAGAAATAAATGATGGATTTAGATTTCGATAGCTGGTATAGCATTTTGTTATCACTAGCCAGTAAACACGGAGAAAACGTCAGTGACGAGGACGCTTGGCGTGAAAGCTTTGACGATGGCAAATGGCCAGAAGATGCTTTTTATGATGAGTACCCTGAACATCGAAAATAAAAACAATGCGGGCATGGTGTAGCGGTAGCACGTCAGTCTTCCAAACTGAAAGCACGGGTTCGATACCCGTTGCCCGCTCCAATTCAACGGCAATAAACCAGAGGACAATATGAACATCAGAAAACTTGAGGATTTAAGCAAAGATGAGCTGATTGAGCTTATCAAGCAAGAGCGTGAGGCTTGTATTAAACACGTGCCGATTAGCGTTGAGGAGCGGTTGCCAGAGGCTATGGGAGAGCATAATCCATGGTCTGATGACGTTATTGTTTACACAGAATCCGGCGATTGTCATGTGGGTTGTTTTGTTGGCGGTGATTGGATTGATCATCACGGCTTTGATATTGAAAACCCGACACATTGGCTACCCATTCCGGAGATTGAGAAATGAGAAAGCTATGGACAGACGAGGAAAGAAAAAAGCTTGCCGAAATCTATCCGCACAACACAACTAAATATTGCGCTGAAAAGCTGGGGCGCACACATTTAACCTTGCTGCAAAATTTAAATGAAATGAAACACACAATCAAAAGCTTACGTGAACAGTTTAGGGCGGTTGGTAAGTTTCACACACCGCCAGAGCTAGCACTGATGCTTAGGTCGTACATACCCGATAAGCCTAATAGCGTATATGACCCGACCTGTGGCGCAGGAGCGCTCCTAAGCGTCTTTGGCGATGATGTCATTAAATACGGCCAAGACATAGACGCTGATGCACTAGCAGACGCTGAGCTGTTACCTAACTTTAACGGGCGTTTAGGTGATGTACTCACGGAACCGGCCTGGCTTGATAAACGGTTTCCTGCGATTGTCGCTAACCCACCTTTTTCTATTGAGTGGACACCCAGGATTGATGAAAGGTTTTCAAACGCCCCCACGATACCGACTAAGTCACGTGCTGATTATGCTTTTTTATTGCATATTTTGCACATGCTAGATGATAACGGAACAGCAGCTGTGCTGTCATTCCCCGGGGTGTTATACCGTGGGCAACGTGAAGCACAGATCAGGGCATGGCTTGTTGAGACTAACGTCATTGATCGCATCGTACACGTTCCTGGAGACACATTTGTTGATACGCCGATAGCAACTGCAGTTATTGTGCTCAAAAAAGGCAGAGCTGCTGATGAGCCAATCATTTTTGAAGATTCAGAGCTTAAGCTTGAGCGTGCCGTAACGATTGACGATATCCGCAGCAACGACTACACGCTAAGCGTATCTAGTTACGTACAAGCGCCTGAGCCTGATAAACCTAAAGTTGATCCGTGGGTGCTAGAACAGCAGTCACGCAAGGCGATATGCGGCAAATTGCGCAGTGATATCGAGTTCAGTAAAGCAGTAGCGCGCATTGAGGGTTGGGCAATAACGCCGTTTATAAACGATTTACAAGCGGTTTTAGATGAGGCAACCGCGACATTAGCTTAAGGAGCACACAATGATTGAATTGACACAAACTGAACTACAGAACTTGCTTACTGAGTCTGCAAGAATAGGAGCGCAGAGAGCTATTGAAGACTTTGCTGTGTACCACTTAAAAGATGCGGCGGTTAAGCTCAATATGAGTCTGCCGACGCTCGATAAGCGAATCAAAGAGGGTAAGATTAAAACAGTTGACGGCCGCATTACGGGCTATGAGATTAGGCGGTATCTAAAAATCTAATCAAGCTTATCAACTAACTCATCCGCCTTTTTTCTGTAGTAAACCATCAGCATCTTCAAGTCTTTATGTCCAATCACCCGTGCCAAGTCTAGTATTTCTAGCTTCTGAGCTAGGCGTGTGATCGCATTGGCACGCGAGTCATGAAAAGTAAACCCTGACAATCCGGCTAAGTCTCTAGCTCTTCTGAAATTAGAGCTTAGCTGCGATGTGGTTAGTCCAAAAACAGGGTTACTTTCTTTATCTAGCTGCTCTAAGATTTCCATCGCGCTAGACGATAACGGAACACGCCTCTCGCCCGCATGAGTCTTTGATTTTTTAATATCAAGCACCCTGCCCTCAATATCTTCCCATTCCAGCAAACAAATCTCTTGCGAACGCAAAGCAGTCTCTAATGCAAACAAAAGAGCGCAAGCAACTCTTTGCCCGACCGTTGAAACTTTAGACTCAGGCACATACCCAAGAGCAACCAACATCGCATCTATTTCTTTGTCAGTGATTAATCTATCTCTTGGCGGCGTTTGTTGCGGCCACTTAACGCTGGATACAGGGTTTTCTGTTATCCAGCCCCATTCCTTATGCGCTGTACGGAAAACAGATGATAGCCACGTCATATCACGGTGCACAGTGTTTGGCTTAACTTGCTTACCAGTTGCTGGATTTAATGACTTTAAACGACGGTCACGCCAATCTGCTATATCGATTGATTTGATATCAGACATTCTTTTAGCGCACAACTCTGGATTACTTCTAATAAAATACTTAATACGATTGATTTCGCTTTGTTCAGCTTTTTTCTTTGGCGAAACCTTTTCCATGTAGTCGTTAAGTGCATCAAGCAATGTTTTGTTTTCTGCTACTGGTGTAGATAGCTCAACTGTTTTCGTTACGATCCATTCCTGGCACTCTCGTTTTGTCGGGAAAGATGACGTGTATCGTTTGCCGTTGTGCCTAAACTCAACTCTATATCTTTTGCCTATTTTATAAATACTTGCCAT